CATATCCAGACACAGAAGGCCAGCGCGCTTATGATGGTAGTAGTGCTGACGCAGCACTCGCCCAACATTTAGCATTTTGGACGGGTAACAATTGCGAACGAATACAAAAGCTAATGGAAATGTCGGCCATGGTGCGCGACAAATGGGATCGCGAAGATTATCTCATTAGGACTATTACGCGGGCCGTGTCGCTGCAAGACGTTGTTTATTCGGTCCAGCAAGTAGATGACGCTATAGCACAACAATTCGGCGCTGTAAAACTACGCGCGAACAGTGACCCTCAAAGAGACTATGCTGTTAGCGTCAGAGCGCAAAAGCTGCAAGAATGCTTGGGCGAAGTTGAATTAATAGAAATGTTTTGCAAGGTGCCAAACGCTAAATTTTGGTTGGATAACAAAGAAAAAACAACCGAGGAATTACGCAAAACGTTGACACCTATCGAGAGTGCAGCTGCGCCACTTGATGACGATATAACCGAGCCGGAAATACTGTCGGGCTATCAGTACCTTGGAGCCACTCAGCAAATAGAATATTTCAAAGGGTGCGTTTATATTCAAGAAATACACAAAGTTTTTACGCCAAACGGCGCGTTGCTTAAGTCTGAGCAATTTAATGCCACCTATGGCGGGTATACATTTCAGCTTGACGACGGCGGGGACAAAGTGACTCGCAAGGCGTGGGACGCGTTCACAGAGTCTCAGATAGTCAGATACCCGAAAGCCGAGGCTATGGCATTTAGGCCACTACAGTCGCCGGGCGCTTTACTTAACGAGGACGGGCGACTATTACTTAACGCGTATCTACCTATAGAAACTAAGCGCCTTGAAGGTGATCCCGCGCCGTTTTTGTTACACCTGGCCAAAGTACTGCCAAATGAGCACGACCGCAGCATACTGTTAGCGTATATGGCCGCGTGCATACAGCACAAAGGTATTAAGTTTCAATGGGCACCGTTAATACAAGGCGTTGAAGGTAATGGTAAAACGCTGTTTACGCGCTGTGTGGCTTTTGCTATTGGGGATAAATACACCCATCTGCCGCCGGCGAGCGAAATATCAGAAAAATTCAACGAATGGTTGTTTAACAAACTCTTCATAGGGATCGAGGACGTTTACGTTCCTGATCATAAAAAAGAGATAATCGAAGTACTTAAACCGATGATAACAAACGACCGGCTAGCAAAGCGTGCCATGCAAGTAGCGCAAGTTATGGGTGACAATTTTGCTAATTTTATATTAAATAGCAATTATAAGGATGGTATACGCAAAACCCGCAATGACCGTCGCTTCGCTGTTTTCTATTGTGCTCAGCAGGTAGCGACGGACATTGTTCGCGACAAAATGGACGGTTCGTATTTCCCGGACCTGTATAACTGGCTTAAAGCTGACGGGTACGCCATCGTTGCCAACTATTTAACTAACTACGCCATTCCGGACGAATTAAACCCGGCGGGTGCATGTCATAGAGCACCGGAAACGACTAGCACAGATGAGGCCATATTTACGTCGCTAGGGGGTGTAGAACAGGAAATACTAGAAGCGGTTGAAGAAGGGAGGCCAGGCTTTGCGGGCGGGTGGATTTCATCCGTTGCGGTTGAGCGCTTGCTTTATGCGATACATGCCACGCGCACAATTCCACATAATAAGCGTAAAGACCTGCTTGAATTACTTGGGTATGTGTGGCATCCCGCGCTGATTGATGGGCGCGTCAATAATCCCATACCCATGGATGATAATAAAAAGCCTCGCCTGTTTGTGCGTAAAGGCCATATAAATTGTAATATTCAAGGCGCTGCAGAAGTGGCGCGGGTTTACCAAGAGGCCCAAGGCGCTCAAATAATGCCAACGGGGAACGCTGCAGAAATATTCGAGGTGAAATAATATGTGTCAAAAAATACCTTACATAGACAAAGCGGATGCTTTAGAACACGCCACTTACATACAAACTCAGCGAAAGCATTACACCAAAAAGCTCGGACGTAGCAAGAAGTCAGGGCGCAAGCTGCGCGCTTACGACTGCCGCTATTGTGATTCGTGGCATTTAACGACGCTTAAAAATTAATTACTATTTTATGTTGACGGGGTCGTCAATAGAGCGTATAGTTAACTCATCGAAGCAAATAACCGAAGAGAAACTTATGACTAACCAAGAATTGCAAAACGAAATCAACAAAAATGCCGCAGCAAGAAACGCAATCATAGAAGCCAACAAAGTAGACGTCGATTTCAAGCCAGCAATAAGAACGTTTAACTATAGAACGTCCGCCGCAATTAAATCAAACGACGCCTGCTCATTGTAGGCAAACCGGAGTAAACAACATGTACGCATACGAAAAATTGACAGTCGCAGAGCTAGAGTCATATAGGAATAATATCGACCGAGAAATAGCCAAGCTTCAAGCTGAATCATTTAAGTTAGAGACAACAGCCCGAAAGGTTGAGACCTACATAGCTAAGAAGCAGGCCTCTACTTCTAATTCGCCTTGGGACAAAGCGATGCCGGTATTGCCTGGTTGGTACGTGTGCAAGCCTATAGACGCGCACGGCGATAGCGCTGAGTTCTGCACAATAGATATTAACCGAAACGGCGCTTGGATGGTTCATTTCGGAGAAAATGTATTTCCTTTACACACGGTGCAGCATCGTGAGTGGATCAAATTACCAGACGAAACGGAGTAAATAACATATGTGGTATTGCAGCAAGAGTTTAGGCTCATTATTATGCATTCATCCGGGGCGCACTATACAACGGTGCGCGCTTAACGGAGGGTTGTGGTATGTCTATCTGTAAAACATGGCAAGAGGGCGACGAGTACGCCTGTTCGTGCGGTCTTAGGTGGGGGCTTAATGATGACGACCCACATTCGAACGCTAAGAAGGCGAAAGCGCAGGCGCATATACGTGATTTACTAAAGGAGTTAAACGGTTATCATGGCAAAACTGTATAAAAAAGTAGTAGATGAATCAACCGCGAAGGAAATAGCGGCCCGTAACGAGCGTAACAGAAGCGCGGCCAACGTAGCGAGTGCTCTAACTCGGCGAGGCATAGAGGACCATATGGAGCGTAAGCGGCTGCGTAAAGAGTACGAAATTGATTTAAGCGAGAAGGATAGGATAGATTATTCGAAATACTGTTTTGATTGTGAATGCAATGGAATAATCCCCGAACCATGGCTAGGAGTTAAAAAATAATGATAATGTACGAAAGTAGACCAAGTTTCGAAGAGGCTTGGGCGTCAACAGGCTTTAAAATAATGATGGGCGGCATGGGCGATGATACTGTCATGATGATCGCCGAAATGTACGAACGAGGTTATGAACCCGATGAAATAGTTTTTTGTGATACTGGTAGTGAGTTTCCATACACATACGAGTTTATAATGTATCTAAAAAAATGGTGTGAAACAAAAAACTGGTCTAAAATTGTTGTTCTTAATAAGTTCGATAAAGACGGGAATCCGTTAGCCCTGATTGATATGATTGAAAAGAACAATACGATCCCTTCAGCCGCGTTCGGCTCAAAATCCTGTTCGCTACGATTTAAAAGTGAAACAGCTGATAAATATTTTAATAATCACCCAAAAGCCTGGGAGACGTGGGGAGTAAGCAAAAAAGGGTCGAAAATGGACTCACACACTGGGTCTATACTGCGATTAGTAGGTATTAACGCAGACGAGCCGGAACGGGTTATTAAATGGGCGCCTGAGCATAAATGGGTGCAAGCCTTTCCGCTTTTTGATTGGGATGTAGGAGAAAAAGAAAGCGCAGCAGTTGAACGCGTGGGTTTGTACTACCCTGGTAAATCCAGTTGCTATTGCTGCCCGCATATGTCGGGTAAAGACTTAATAGGGCTAAGAGACAATTACCCGCCCGAGTTTCAACGGATAAAAGTATTAGAGCTTAATTATCAAAAAAATAGAAGTAGGACGGATGGGCCGAAAGGGTTATTACGCAAAGACACAATTGATTCTAAAATTAAAAGCTACGAAGAAAATGGCGGTAAACACGACTCATTTGAATCTCAACAGTGCGGCAATTGCCGCTAATATCGAACAAGCCCGCCAAGTAGCGGGTTTTTTATTGTCCGTAGCCGCTTGTAGCCGCTTGTAGCCGCTTGTAGCCGCTTGTAGCCGCTACGAGTAGGATTTTACCCAAAAGTACCCAAAACCACAAACCGTTCGGGGTATTGCTACAGCCCTCGCCGTTACTGGCCTAAGCCCCTCGTTACCCAAATACCCCGAACTCGCGAACTCTGTGCTGCCTAGTGTGTGGGTGTCGTGTCCGTCCGTGTCCGCCTCGTAGCGGCTACAAGCGGCTACATACAGTACAGTACTATATATCTATTCTCTTACTAAGTTAAGAAGTACGGGGTAATTGGGTAAAAGGGTTATAGGCCTTTGTTTTAGCGGTTCGTAGCCACCCCGTACGTGTGGGGTGTTCGGGGTGTTCGGGGTATTGTGTTCTGTGTGGTATTATAAGAAAAAGAGGAGTGACAAAACATGTTCCAAATTAATGACAGTGACATCAAGAGACTACAAGGCGATCTTAAACAGTTTGCCGAACGCTCAATTCCATTTGCAACAAAAAAGACATTGAACGACTCAGCGTTTGCCGCCCGTGCCATATCTCAAGCAGACATAAAAAGTGGCATGGTTAACCGTAATAAGTTTACTGTGAACAGCATACGCGTCGACCAAGCCAAGACGTTGCGCATACCAAGGCAAGAGGCAACAGTGGGCTCAATTGCAGATTATATGGAGGATCAGGAGTTTGGCGCTATCAAGACTAAGAAGGGTAAAGAAGGCGTCGGCCTAACGACTTCATACGCTGCAGGGCAAGGCATGGATGCACAACCGCGTACTCGATTAGCACGCAAAGCCAACTCAATGGCTCAAGTGAAGTTATCTAAAAATAACAAAAAAGGTCAAAGTAAAAAGCAACGGAATATAATAGCAATCAGGCAGGCAGCGGCCTCAGGTAGAAAGTTTGTGTTCCTGGATCTACAAAAGAGTAAGGGGATATTCAAAGTTATCGGCAGCAAGAAGCGTGCAAAGCTCAGAATGGTGCGCGATTTGACCAACACATCAGTAAAGATTGATAAGAACCCTTGGCTATTGCCAGCG